GTCCAGAGCAGCGTCAATGCTGCCGTATTCTTCCTCCAAGGTAGCGAAGGCATTGATGTCGTAGAGTAGGTGCCGCTCTTTGTCTAGTGTTACCTTTATCGGTTTTAGCCGGATGTCTGCCACGTTACCCATCGTATCCCTCCCGAACAAGTTGGCAGGGCGGCGCTCAGGCCGCCCATACCGAATTACTCAATATCAGTCTGAGTTTCGTTGCCCACAATATCAAACCACTTGTCATTGCTTATTGTGGGGATGGCTATTGCCTTGAACTTCATCGTGCCAAAATTACCGGATGCATCGTTTATCTCCGTGCTTGGCGGGTCGGTCACTTTGCATTTGTATAGCACTATATGCACATCGCCCAAAGCCTCATCTGCGTAAAGCCACTGGCCTTCCAGCTTAAAGTAAGGCGGTGTGCTGTCTGCAGCGGTTAAACTGTAGGTAACGGTCTGGTTGGGTGTCGTTCCGCCTTGGGTCACAGTGCCACCCAGAAGAACTTCTAGTGCTTCCAAAGAAAGTACGGCGCACTCCACATCAAGCTCAACTTCAGTGGTCTTTTGGTAAATATCCAGCAACTTGCTGTCGCCATACAACTTTTTGGTTTCAGCCTTCGGAGCCACCCCAATTTTTACCACGCCGGGTAAATCAACGGCGGTGTCATAGGTTGGCGCTTCGTCGCTATCGTCCAGTAGCTTTGAAATCTTGGCATCCGCTAACTCCATCAGTTTAATAGTGGTCGGTAAAGACATGTTTAATCCCTCCTAGTGATAATTGATACGTTGAACACGAAAATAGAGCGGCCATTCTCATCTCGCTCTAAAAACAAAGGCGGCTGCATTGCTTGCGCCACCATCTTTCTGCCTGACGGGGCTTCTATAAACCTGCTCTCGCCGCCGTCCAGCAAGTTAAATATCCGCCATATCCTCTCATATCCAGCCTGATAGTTCTTGTCCCGCACCAGGACTTGGGCTGTCATTTTGACGTCTGTCAAAGGCAGGTCTTGGGTAAAGCCGCCAGTCGGATAGAGCACTGCCACATTATCCGGACTGGCCGGGAGCTGGCCCAAAAAAATGTCGGTGCCCAAGACACCGATACTGTTGGCCTGCAAGATTTGCGCTATGTCCCGGATTAGCACATGAGCATCACTCCTTCGCTAAAGCCCGCTGGACGGCATTTTTAATAAAGCGTTCGTACTTTGCGGCATTGGCTTTGAAAGGGTCTTCTAGATATTTTGCCTTGCGGCCCGGCACGGAAAGCGGGTTTCTTGGGTCTGGATGCCGGAGGGAAAGGTCTTCGTGCTGCTTAACTGCGTACTCGGTTGAATAACCAACCTTAACCCATACCGTATTCCCTTCTCGAATAGGGTCACTTATATTGCAGCTACCGCCCAAGTCACCAGTCGCCCACGGCACCTGTTTCAAGGATTCCTCCTGCAAATTAGCGGCACAAGCCCCTAATGCCTGGATTGCGGCCTGCATTGCTTTTGCTGTTGCCTTATCTCCATACCACTTGAATTCCGCCATCAGCAGGCCACCTCCCGATATACTATTTGACCGTCCAGTCGGGGACTTCGGCCACAGCGATGACAGTCCAATCCTTCCCGCCATACTCCAGGATATCCCCAGGCTGCACATCCTCCAGGCAAAAGAAACGGGCCTCAGAGATTACCTCCTGGCCCTGCTTATCCCGGACAAGCCGCCTTTTGCCTTCCCAGCGCACCTTGATTGTCTGGCTTTCGGTGATTGGTTCCCCATATTCATTTAAACCCGTAACTCGTTTCCAGGCGGCGGTTTGGTTCAAGTAGTCAGTTATCATTTTATCGAGACCACCCCTGCCAGGTAAGGCTTCAGCAGCTCCAAGGCTTCCTTGCTCAGCAGCTTCAGACTTGCCCGGTATTCTTCGCTCACTTCCCCAAAGCTAACCCGGATAACATTCTGCTCCTGTACCTTAGTACGGGCCGAATTCCCATACTTCAACAGCGCAAGCGCTTCTTCATATTGCGCCTGCTTTACTTCTTCCGGCACCCCGGTATCTTCGGTAAAACCAATTACCCCAACGCGGTTTAACACAGGCATAATGCGGGGGAAAGCCAGTAGTTGCGCCTCGTCCACTTTCTGGCCCTTGAAGGTCAGCCGGTTTATTCGTCGGCAGGCTTCTTTGAGGGCTTTTTCCTTCGTGAGATTGTCTGCATCGTCCCATTCACTGGTGTAGAGCTTATTTCCGAAGTACTCATTGGCCTCGGTGAGGGTAACGTAGCTGTCCTGTCCGACGGTAATGGACATTCTTCACCACCTCCTGCGGGTTCAGCTATTTTGCGGACAATCCACCTCTGTCCTGTTTTACTGTCTACCTCAATTATATCACCCACGCGGAGAGGTCTACTGTGGAATGTTTGTACCAGCATTTTAACTCGCATTAATTATATCACCGCCTTTCGTCTAAAAGAGAAGGGCTAAATAACCCTTCTCTTTTAGACAATCAGATATACATCTACTCTTGAGCCATTCAAAGAGCTGTTCAGTGATATAGTGTTACTTTCCAGCTCAGTAGCACTGGTTGCCACCGTCGGAGCAACTCCCTCTTTAACATGGTTTAGATATGCCGCTAAAACAGTGTTGTGCGCCAGCCTGTACGGTAAGCCGAGCTTGTTGGTCGTCCCGACGCTGATGGTATTGCCGTCTGCATTTTTAGCGGGCAGGGTAATCTTGGTCACCGTCTTGAATGCCTTGTTGCCAGAGACCGCGTTTGAGCCATTGGCGGCAATGGTCTCGGTGATGGCTTCACCCGCGTAATTGGTGCCCTCGATTACTACATTGCCGGTAATGCCAGTCTGGTTGCCCTTAATCTGCAGCGCCCGCGGGTAATCAGGATTGACGATGCCGGTTGTAATCTCTTGCGTGCCCGTGGTCAGCGCGGTCGCCGCCAATACCGACGTAACACTGGCAGCAGCAGGGTCTGCCGCCACAAAATGGGCGACAAACCCCCTGTCCAAAGTCACGCCGTCCGCGTCGGTCTGTATCTCCTGCCCTAAGGCATGGTTAAAAGGATAGAACCCGCTCATTTTCAGCTACCTCCCCTTATGCCCGTTAGGATGCAGGAGCCAGCACGGCAAACGGATACCTGCTCGCTTCGGTTGGCTGCATCCTGTTGACGGGATTGGGCAGTTGCCAGGCCAGCCTCATAGTGGCGCGGATAGCCACCATGTCCTGCTGGGCCAGGTTGTACTGGATTGCGCCGGTGTTATCCTGAATAACCGCCTCGGTCAGGATTTTGTAGGTCATATCTTGTCGGATGGCGTAAACGGCCTGGCTGAAGTCGCCGCTTATCAAGAGCGCCTGGGTCGTGTCGAACGCGCCGTTATTCGGAAACTCAATCGGCTGCCCATCAAGCTCATACCGCGTCCGGTCATTCATAGAACGCAGGAAGATGGGCACGCCGTTTGCGTCCCTGAGCCCGCGAAGCTTGGCCTTCATGGTAGCGGCCGCGATATGACCTGTAATCTGGTAACCGTCGACCTCGACGAGCGACAGCACACCGTTTTCGCCCATGATGTCATCGTACAGGTCAGTCCCAGTTCCTTCCGTTACCACATGACCCGCGCTGGCCGCGCCCGTCACAATAGAATCCGGCCAGGAAGACGGAGCACCGGTGCCAAACAATATGGCCGCATCAATTACAACGCCGAATGCTTCCTGGAGCCTGGGCTTGATTTCGCCCCAGATGTCGTAGTCAGCGTCAGCCACTACGACCTCCGGGATAGGCACAATGCAGGCAATCTCCTCGGCATTTAGATACTTGTTCGTCCAAGCCACCTCGGTCGTCTGTTTTAGAGCATAGTCGCGCAGCTTGAGGCTCTCGCCAGTCAAGAAATACGCCGTGGGCAGCGCGCTCAATACCGGCATCCTCTGCTGGTGCCTGCTCATGTTGGGCAGCCGCCGCATCATACTCAGGCAAACCGAACTTGTAACAATCCCCTGGATAATCTCACGTGATACCTCTTCCGGTATCAAAGCCGCAGCTTCGTCGCGGTCAATAATGGAATTGTAGGGCATGTTATCAACCTCCTGTATTTTGTGTTACGCTAGAGACCCGCCTTCCTGCGAATTAGGTCATTAATTAACTGGTTGGGCTTGGGTATTGCAGCACTCGCAGGATTGGTGCTGCTTCCTACTTTTGTTGGAATGCCCAACAGCTTTTTCAGTTCTTTGATGTCCTCTTCGATTTCCTTTTCGTCTGCCCCGTATACTCGGCTTGCCCACTCTTTCGGCAAGCCAGCCCTTTCCAGCGCTTTAGCCTTCAGAAGCTCAATCCTGGCCTCTGCCGCTTCCCGCTCTTTTTCGAGGAGCTGCCGCTCATACTCGGCCAGTTTGGCCTGAAGCTTTTCGGCTTCGGACATCTGAGACTCCTTCAGCTTCTGCAGTTCCTCTGCCGCCTTTTTGTAGGCGTCAAAGTCTTTGTATTTTTCCCTTTCACGCTTCAGCCTATCAGCAATGATTGCCTCCAGTTCGGCCTGCGTAAAGGTCTTTTCCGGCGGGTTGTCCTGCTTGCCCTGGCCGCCGTTGCCAGGGTTCGGTTCTGGATTAGTCGGGTTTAAGTTCTTGTTATTATCTGTCATTGCGGTTATCCTCCCTTCCGGTTTTTACCGGGTTCCCGTTCCCGTAATTATTCACAGAAAGTACAGAAAGCTTTATAGTGACAAATGCCTTTTGCAGCTTCTAACAAGCCAAGTTTTTCAAGGTAGCTAATGTCTTTGTCCCAGCTTACTTCAAAAATTCCATTGTGGTTTATCAAGCAGACCACTATATTTTTTATTTCTCCCTGTTGGTACTTTTCTTCGAGGTAATCTATTATTTCACCGTATTTCCCAAGTGTACAATTTTGCCCATTACTTCATGCCTGCTAACTGTT